TGAATATAATATTATAGATACAGTTCTTGTTGATGAGTTAGAAGATAAAATGAAACTTATTGAACTGGCTATTACAATGGCATACGATGCTAAATGTAACTTTGGAGATGTATTCTCAGCTGTTAGAACCTGGGATAGTTTGATGTATAATCATCTTTGGAATAAAAAGATTGTTATTGGCCAAGGTGGTGGTAGAAAAGATACACAGATAGAAGGTGCTTTTGTACAAGAGCCTGTCCCTGGCAGTTATGAATGGGTGGCTAGTTTCGATGCTACAAGTCTATATCCTAGTATACTAATGCAACACAATATGAGTCCTGAGACTATTGTTCCAGGTTATCAGTATGAGGTTTCAGTTGACGATCAACTTGATAGATACAAGTTAGATAAACTTAAAGAAAAGAACTATACAATGGCTGGTAATGGTTCTTGTTATACTCGTGAAAAGAAAGGACACTTTCCTGAGATAGTACAAAAGTTCTTTAATGATAGAATTAAATACAAGAAACTTATGCAGAAGGCACAGAAAGATTTCCAGGAAACTGGTGCCTTACATCACAAGAATGAGATAAGTAAATACAATAATTTTCAGATGGCTCGTAAGATTCAATTAAACAGTTTATATGGTGCCATGGCAAATCAGTACTTTAGATTCTATGATGATAGAATTGCAGAAGGCATTACAATGTCAGGACAGTTAATTATTCGTGATACTGCTAAGGCTCTCGATACATACATGAACAAAGTATGTGGCACAGATGACGAAATGTATTCTTTTTATAGTGATACAGACTCTTGCTATGTTACATGTAAGACATTGGTAGAAAACTTCTTCCCTGACAAAGACACAGATAAGGTTGTAGGATTATTAGATAAAATTGCTACAGACAAAATAGAACCTGCTATTGCTCAGGCAATGACAAAGTTAGGTAATTATACTAATGCCTTTGAACACAAAATAGACTTTAAGCGTGAGGTTATTGCAGACAAAGGTGTGTTTGTGGCTAAGAAAAGATATGCCTTAAATGTACTAGATGACGAAGGACTAAGACTAAAAGAACCTAAGTTAAAAGTTATGGGTTTAGAAATTGTGAGGTCCTCGACACCTGCTCCTATTCGAGATAGTTTGAAAGAGGCAGTTCGTCTTATTCTTACAAGTGATGAAGAACATTTACAAACATATATTGCAGAGGCACAAAAACAATTTAATACATTGCCTGTAGAAGATATTGCTTTCCCTCGAGGATGTAATAATTTACAAAAATATTCATCTACAGCAGACATTTATCAGAAAGGCACTCCTATACATGTTCGAGGATCTTTACTGTATAACAAATTATTGAAAGATAATAAATTACATTTAAAGTATGAGGCAATACAAGATGGTGATAAGATTAAATTCTTATACTTGAAAGAACCTAATAGTCTACATGAAAATACTATTGCCTTTGTAACTAAACTTCCTAAGGAGTTTGATATAAGCAAATATGTAGATTATGATTTAATTTTTCAGAAGGCATTTACTGATCCTTTAGAAAATATTTTAAAACCTTTGGGGTGGAATACAGAACCTCAAGCAACATTAGAGGATTTATTCGCATGATAATAGATGGACATTTTATAGTAAGTATGATTAAAAGTTTAATCAGAGTGGCAGCAGGAGGTTTCTTAATAGGAGGCGATCTTGTAATGGCAGGCGGTTTATTGATAGCAGCAGAACTGCTCGGAGTATTAGAGGAAATGGTTTAATGAATGAACTATTAGAATTAGATGATCTTATTTACTATGTAGGTAAATGGCACAAGGATAGAAATTTAATTGAAGGTGCAAATGATAAAGATCAATTTTGTAAATTGATACAAGAATGTGGAGAACTATCTGATAACATCTGTAAAGGTAAAGATCTTAGAGATGATGTTGGAGATATAATGGTTGTACTAATTAACATTTGCGTACGAAATAATATAACACTTGAAGAATGTCTACAGGTTGCTTATGACGACATAAAAGATCGTAAAGGCAAAATGGTAGACGGAGTATTCATAAAGGAGGAGTAATGGGCACAAGAGCTTGGTACAAAAAAGGAGTTAACTTTAGAAGGCAAGGAGCCTTGGAAAGACTTATAGTTTCTAAATTCACACCTAAAACTATTAATGGTAAGGAAAGGAATGAAAAGAACTGGACAAAGAAGAAGGAAGAACAAATCGAGATTCTCGAGTCTAGAATCAGAGGTCAGTAAAATGAAAGTTGCAATAATTGGATATGGATTTGTAGGAACTGCTACAGAGTATTTTTTAATAAACGGTTTCAAAGAAACATTTGATATTCAAATACTTGATCCTGCCAAAGGTTATAATGATATAGAATGGAAAGGTATTGAATACGCATTTATATGTGTTCCAACTAACCTAAAAGAAGATAAATTAGACGCATCTATTATAGATAATATACTAGACGATTTAGATCCTAATGTACATCCTATAATTAGAAGTACGGTAGGACCTGAACAAGCTCTGAACTTAGCTAGACGAGGTTGTATTATGATGCCAGAATTTTTGAGAGAAAGACATTGGAAAGAAGATGTAATGAATCCTAATATAGATTTAATTGTAGGAGCCTGGTGGAATGATAATTTTGTAGATCTAATGTCTAACAACACTATAGGAAAGATGGTAAAACATGTAACTCCTATGGAAGCGTCTATGATGAAAATGATGCGAAACGCTGCACTAGCAGTTAAGGTAGGTCTAGCAAATGAGTTTAATGATATATGTAAGTCAATGGATATTGATTATAAAGTATTACAAGAGTTTTTAGAATCTGATGAAAACCTAGGAGGAACCCATTGGGCTGTTCCAGGACCAGATGAAAAGGTAGGTTTTGGTGGAACATGTCTCCCTAAGGACTTGACTCATGCTTCTGCTTTATCATATAATACGCATAACATAATGAATACAGCCCTTGAGGCGAATAAAGATAGGAGAAATAATGAGTAAATTATTAGAAAGGATAAAAAAGAATTCCTCAATACGAGAAACAAATATCCTAACAGAAAGTAAATTCTTTGGAGAAAAGGATTTAATACAAACCTCGGTACCAGCAGTTAATGTTGCATTGAGTGGAAAATTAGATGGTGGACTAACACCTGGACTAACAGTATTTGCAGGTCCTAGTAAACATTTTAAAACAGCATTCGCTATGCTATTAATAAAAGCATTCCAAGAGAAATATGAAGATGGTGTTGTATTGTTTTATGACTCAGAGTTTGGAGCACCTCAATCTTACTTTGAAACATTTGATATTGATACAGGCAAAGTAATACATACACCTATCTCAGATATTGAACAACTTAAACATGATATAATGCAACAGTTAAATGGTGTTGAAAGAGACGATCATCTAATGATTGTTGTTGACTCTGTTGGTAACTTAGCTTCTAAGAAAGAAGTAGAAGATGCTTTAGAAGGTAAAAGTGTTGCTGACATGACAAGAGCTAAACAAATGAAATCTTTATTTAGAATGGTAACTCCTCACCTAACTATTAAAGATATTCCAGCTATTGTAGTTAACCATACATATAAAGAGATAGGATTGTTTCCTAAAGATGTTGTTAGTGGTGGTACAGGAATTTATTACTCAGCAGATAATATTTTTATTATTGGTAGACGACAACAAAAGACAGGAACAGAAGTTACAGGTTATGAATTTGTAATTAATGTCGAGAAGTCTAGGTTTGTAAGAGAGAAGTCTAAGATCCCTGTAGAAGTTACATGGGAGAACGGTATTAGCAAATGGTCTGGTCTATTGGAAATGGGAATAGAATCTGGATTTGTAATAAAACCTACTGTAGGTTGGTACCAAGCAATAGATCCTGATACAGGAGAAGTAGCAGATGTTAAACATAGAGCTAAAGATCTCGGTAAAGAGTTTTGGCTTCCCATATTATCAGACAAAAGATTTTCAGACTGGGTACAACAAAGATATACAATCGGCTCAGTAGAGATGATGGGAGATGAAGTTTCAGATGAAGATATTCAACAAGAATACGAAAAAGTCTAAATGCGATCGTTGTGGAGACATAATAAAGAAAAACGATAAATCTTATTGTTTTCACAACACAGAAGAAGAAATTTATATTTGCATGCCTTGTGTTCGTGATGTCTATAATGAGTATGTAAAGTTTAATGGTGACGGAATATTAAAAGAAATGGATAATCCAATTGAAGAATAGAATTGAACAAGTTATATTAGAAAATCTTATAAAAGATGATGCTTATGTTAGGAAAGTAATTCCTTTTCTAAAACCTGAATACTTTATGCAGTATGAAGATAAAAAAGTATTTGATATTATTCATAGCTTTGTAGAAAAATATAACAATCCTCCTAGTAAACAAGCAATTATTCTAGCAGTTAATGAAGACACATCTTTAAATGAAGATAGTCATGCTAAGTGTATGGAAGTTATTAACACTCTAAATGGAGATGAGGTTAATAGAGATTGGTTAGTAGACGAAACAGAAAAATTTTGTAAGGATAAAGCTCTATATTTAGGAGTAATGGAATCTATACAAATTATAGATGGTAAGAATAAAGAGAAATCTACAGATGCTTTGCCTAGTATTTTATCTGAGGCATTGAGTGTAGGATTTGATACAAACATAGGACATGATTTTATAGAAGATGCCGAGAAACGATATGACTTTTATCATAGGTTAGAAGAAAAGGTAGAGTTTGATCTGGACATGTTTAATAAAATAACAGAAGGTGGTTTATCTAATAAGACTCTTAATATAGCATTGGCGGGTACTGGTGTAGGTAAATCCCTGTTTATGTGCCATATGGCGTCGGCAGCAATCTCTAAGGGTAAAAATGTATTGTATATTACCCTAGAAATGTCAGAAGAACGCATCGCAGAGAGAATAGATGCTAACCTAATGAATATCCCTATACAGGAATTGAGTGATTTATCCAAGGCAATGTATGATGATAGGATTAAAAAGATAAACGATAAGATTGAAGGTAGACTTATTGTTAAAGAATATCCTACAGCGTCTGCACATAGTGGACACTTTAAGGCATTGATTAATGAATTAAAATTGAAAAGAAGTTTTTTCCCAGACATTATCTTTATTGACTATTTGAATATATGCTCTAGTAGTAGATTTAGGCCTGGGAGTAGCGCTAACTCTTATACAATTATTAAGAGTATAGCAGAAGAACTTAGAGGGTTGGCTGTTGAACAAGATGTTCCTATTGTAAGTGCTACACAAACAACAAGAGGTGGTTATGACAATAGTGATGTTTCATTAACAGATACTTCTGAGAGTTTTGGTCTTCCTGCTACAGCAGACTTAATGTTTGCTATTATTAGTACAGAAGAACTAGAACAGATGGGACAATTTATGATTAAACAGTTGAAAAACAGATATGCTGATCCTACAAGGAACAAAAGATTTATGATAGGAGTTGATAGAGCTAGAATGAAATTATTTGATCTAGATCCTTCAGCACAAACTCAACTTACTGATGCGAATATAGATATTCCTGTATTTGATAGCGGACAAACGGAAAATAAGTATGACGACTTTAAATTTTAATGATATAGAATGGGAAGTAATGGATACACCTGTGGCAAAAAGATTTGCCAGTTTTTTTGAGAAACATGAAAGCACTTCTAAACAAATATTTTTTATGGGTGAAACAGATATACAAATAAAAGATGAAATAGATAAATCACTTTACATGTTAGGACTTGAACCTTCTGATGATATGAACAAATTACATGACATATTTGCAGATCATAAAACACCTACCAAGGAATTAAGTAGATTAAATAATCTTATTCATTACCATGAATTAGTTGAACATGGATTTCCGCCTCGATGGGGCTATATGTTTGGTGATGATAATGCTAAGATGGAATTAACCGAAGAAGACTATGAACATTTTACTCTTACAAGAGAGTTTGGAACATTGTATATTAATTACTCTCATGTAGGTAAACATTTTGCTGAGGTTGTTTTTTCTAATGATTATGATATAAAGAAAGAACAATATCGTCCACAAGAATATGCACGCCCTAGTTTCATGTGTTGGTTGGGTGATGATTTAGAGGAAACAGATATAAGAGCATTTAAAGTTAGAGTAGAAAATGCAAGACAAATGTTACAAGAAAGATTAGAACTACCTGAAAAAGGAGATCCAGCGTTAAGAGTAGGATATATTCCTTTTGCTAAGTTAAAAATGGATATAAATAATAGTGAACTTGTTAATCACTTACTTAAAGTGAAAGGCAAGAATACGAATTATATGGAACTATTTCCACAGGAGTAAAAATGGTAGATTCAAAAAATGATTGGTCTGAAGAACCACAAACAAGAAAAGTAAATTTAGAATTAGAGATAGATACAAATCTAAAAGATTCAAGTAAAAACAGATATCAAGGTTTAATTGACCTTGCAAGAGCATTTGATCAATGGAGAATATTTCCTCGTATCTTTATATCTACATACATTTACTTACTCTACAAAGTAGTAATTTGGTATATGGAGTTAAATGCTCCTACAATGGAACAGAGTGGGTTGGTTAGTGTCGTAGTTGGCGCTGGAGCTGCCTGGTTTGGTCTTTACACAGGTTCAAGTAAACAAAAGGAAAAATAATTATATAATAGGAGAGAGAATGCCCCCAAAATTTAAACCCAGCCACAAAGAATATATTAAAGGTCCAGATGGCAGACCAACGAAAAGAACTAGAATGAAGCACTATTATGTGGGGCAAGTTTCAACCGAAGATTTAATTGACGCCATAAATAATGGTAAGAAAAAACATAAAAATAAATTTATTAATGAATTAACAAGACGTGGAGTAAAATTAGTATGGAAGACACCAGAAACGATATCGGAACAATAGAACCTGCACCTAAAAAGGAAGGGTTAACTATTGAACAGTTAAAAGAGAATTCTTTAAAACTAGAAAAAGAATTAAAAGCCAAACAAATAGGTGCTATTAGAATCTATGATGGCGCATTAGATCCTGGGTTTTGTGATGATTTAATAGAAGTATTCAATACGAATAAAGACCTACATGATAACATCGACGAAGAACAAATTAAATGTGTTCAATATTCTTACAGTAAAAATCACGAAGGTGAAGATGTACATGAACAACTAAAAGATCATATAATGAAACTATATGAGCATTATTTAGAGGATTTGAATCTTCCTAATATGATTGCACATAAAGGCCTTGAATCTCTAAAAATAAGAAAATACGATCCTGATGAGGAACCAATAGCAAACCCACATATAGATGTGGTTAATCATGAAAGTGCTATTCGTGCCATAGGATTCCTATTTTATCTATCAGATAACGATAAAATGACTAATTTCCCTAGACAGGGCGTTGGCGTAGAATCTATCAAAGGCAGAGTAGTTATATACCCACCTAGCTGGGAGTACCCTATTATTGAGAATATGCCCGAAGAAGGCAGCAAATATAATATGCAAACCTACCTACATTACGCCTAACTTACTGATATCTCACCAAAAAAGATTTCAAAAAAAGTACAAAAAGTGCTTGACTTATGGTCCGCCAGAGTGCATAATGTATGTATATTAAATAAAAAGGTATAAAGATTATGACAAATTGGGAAGACTTATCAGAAAGAGATCAACTTTTAACTTATATTAGTGATACTCACAAAGATGCTTACGGGTTTAGACCTAGAGGCCTCTACAATGATATGTCTGTCCAAGAGCTTAAAGTTGAGCTTGATAGACTTTATGAGGCAGCTTCTGAGGAAGCAGATCGCATACATAATATCGAGACTCGAGCTTGGAAGGCTTTGAAAAGTCATTATGCCAATTTAGTTGATATGGGAGCAAAAGACTTTAGGCAAGCTCTTGCTTGGGATATGGAAGCTGAAGATGTGGAATCATGGGACTTTGGGTTCTACTGTTACCACAAAAACATTCCTTACTCTAAGGAAAGAGTGCTAGAAAGATTAGCAGCTTAATAGCTCTTTTGGTCCACAAAGTGGTTGACATTAGGTACAATAGAGTGCATAATGTAACTTGTAAATGAGAAAAAAGGTGATAATATGACTGAACAACTATTTAATTATGCAGGCTATAGCGTAACTGAAACAGGCCAAACTAAGGCTAGATTCGGTAATGACATGGTATCTCGCATTAAGAAACTTACGGCTAAGGGTAACCAAGATACTTGGTTTGCTGAATTGCCGCAAGCCATGACTAAGAAGGAAGCATCTAATTATTTGCTTGAAAGGGATGACATTAAGTCTAACTTTGATGTAAGAGATGCTTTACAGAAAGTCGTGTATCGTAATGTACCTAAGTCTACAAGAACGGTAACAGCAGGTAATACTGTTTCTACTACTGTGACTGTAAATGAAGGTACACAACCTGGCAATTATGCCAACAACATGGAGAGCTAATATGGCTAATCGTAAAGTGAGCCAAGAGCAAAAAGTTCTAAACTTTTTGAATCAAGGCAAAGCGTTGAGTAACGCTGTGGCAACACATAAACTCAAAGTAAATAGACTACCTGCTAAGATCAATGTTCTTAGATCTAAAGGATATTCTATCTACACAAATACCAACAATGTAGGTAACCCTACTTACAGACTTGGTACTCCTAGTAGAGCAATGGTAGCAGCAGCACACGCAGCTGGTATTAGCTTCAGCTAGAACCTAATGAGGGAGCATCTTAAGTCGGGAAACAGCGCATATGCTCCCTCATACTTTTTAAG